TCACCATTTGCATCAAGTCCTGGAGCAACAGTAACACGATCATTGGGTGTACTGACCCCCGCAGCTTTTGCAATATCTGTAATATTATTGTCAGGTATATAGAATGTCGTATTTGCAAACTTAATGACTGCACTCTTTTTGACAGGTCCGTAAATATAACCTTTGACTGTGAAAGATAGGGTCCAAATTAAAGCACGGCGTTCTTCAAATTTACCTTCATAAGAATCTTCGACTGTCACGTTGTTCAATATTACCGGAATATCCATATTGACATTCATCTCGGGGATCAATGCAATAGTTGCAGTCCAGTCAGGAGTAAAAAATGGCAAAATCTGTTCTAGAATTTTTGTGCCGTCTTCTGCATTTTTAACATAAACAGACAATTTAAAATCAAAGTTATAAGGCACTGGGTTATATTGATACTTCAACTTATTAGGGTTTGTTGTGTCCTTTACTACAATACGACCTAATGTATTTAGTTTTCTAGTTTGATCATATGATATACCAGTCATCTCAAAAGACATACGAGGTAATAATATTGCAGTTTGTCTTTGAATTTCAGGATCGTTCTCAAGTCTTGCTAGCATCTTTTCTTTTGCCGAATACGACAAAGGAACCTTCAGCAGATCAACTGTTGCGCCGGTAGCATTAGTTCTAGTAATATGAATGTCATTAAATAGTGTGCCAAATAAAATGACATACTTTCTCATTGTGCTGAAATACCATGTGTGTCCGAACATTAGTAGACTCCATTTTCTGAGAATGGATCACGTTCAGTGAAGTCCATAAAGTTTAATGCTTCAGTTTCAATGTTTATATTATCTGCTGTAGGATCAATGGTTTCAATATTGAAATCTTCGTTGACGATTAAATTGCCATCTTCAGTTGCCAACATGAATCCGCCAGTTTCAGTTTGAATACCATAGTCAAATAGATCAAGTGATAAATTAGTTTGAATAGAATCAATTTGACTGATTCCGGTATTGAAAGTTTCGCCGCTATATTCAAATAATTCACATGTCAAATCATAAACTTGCAATGCACCTAATTGATAATAGATTGGTTTGTTGTCAACATATTTGATTTGAAATACTTTATTATTCAACGGAAAATATATGCAATCACCTTCACGAGGTCTTAAGAAACCATGACCTGCACCAATTTCTTCATCAAATACACGCTTAGCAATTGTGAACGTAACTTGGTCACGAATTTCAAGACCAAACTTTGACATGAAGTTTCCGTCACCACCAAACCCATCAACATTTTTGATATACAACTCAACTAGAATTGCTTCGTCATAGCTTGAAATGTCATCAGTGCCATATAGTTCATCTTTATGGTTTAGTGTGCGAGGAAGATAATACATATTTTCACCATACAGACGAATAGATTCAATAATCAGATCTTCAAGTAGCTGCTGCTCCATGGAGTTCTGAAAATTATTGAAAAACACAGAAGTAGCCATTAAATCAATCCTTTTCGTTTAGCCCAGTAAGCTTTTTTAGCAATTGCCATTTTAGCTTTAGTTTCATTACTTAATGTCTTGCCAAACATCGGGTTCTTTTCTCCGATTTTCATTTCAGATTGAATTTTTTTCGTATTATCAGTATGTTTTTTTCAGAACATAGGACAATTTTCCGTCAAATATTGACCCTTAGATTTTTTAGTATTTGCCATTTTTATTTTTTGTTCAGTAGTCATTCCCAATTTATTTCTAACAGATAAATCAGGACGCAATTTTCCTTTATGGCCTTCACTTATTTTCTTTTTTGAAGCATCACTGTGTTTTTTCAGATAAAAATCGCCATCACTATTATGCATATTGTAAAATGATTTGTCTTTTTTAGCATCAACTGATTTTAAAATTGCAGATTCTAGATTTCGGATGTCTTTATAATTTCCAGTCGCTACAATCTGACGAACAAAATCATTAGGTCTTTTGATATATTCTTCTTTCATAATCTTACTGGAACAAATATACCCATCGTCAATTTTACCCTTATGTGAACCCACATAGAGTTTTTTATTGGCTGTATCAGTCCAGCAATATACAAATGCTTCATAAGTCATGTGTCAGCCAATCATATCTGCGACTGGAAGGCTGTAAGACCCAATCATTTCTTTTTCTAAAGCTTGAATTTCTTCAATTGCCTCGTTGTAAATCGTTTGACCATTGAAAGTTAATCCGCCAGGCATTTGCATACCATTAAACTTCTTTAGGTTATTACCCCACTGACGTTTAATTAATGCAGTCGAATATTGCTGTAACCAACGATCACCCCATGCATCTGTGTAAACATCAGGATCAACTATCTGATATGCTTCAACTATTATAAATGTGTTTACATTAATTAAAGACCAATCAGCATCAATATAAAGCATATTTTTATGACGATTATATCTAATTGGTTTTTTACCTACCAACAATTCCTCGATCATCGCAATATGTTGCATCGCCATAAAGTAAGGGACTAATGAAACATTTGTTAATGTATAAAGATCATTCAATGCGATTTGGTATCTGATGTTGAATATATTCGCAATACTCATGGCATCACCAATATTGAAAATACTCACGACTCCTAGAATATTATCTGGGAGCGTGATATATTTGTTTGCAATATCAGTTTGAGTAATTTGATGTTTGTAGTAAATTTTGTCACTACCATCAAAATGATAGTCCCAGTAATATCTAAGAGCCTCGTCAATACGATCATCAACTTGATCATCATCAACGTTGATTTCAATGACTGGCTTGCCTAATCTACGTAGACAAGTTTCTTTGAATGTATTTCGTGAGTTAGGGACTGCCATGTTCGACTCCGTGTTTATTGATTATTTATGAAGGAGTCGATATTACTTCTTTTTACGAACTCTGCTATCCATTTTCTCGAGTGTTCTGCTTCCGAACCAGAATGCAATGATTGTTGAGAACAATGCCATAGTTTCTAGATCCCAAACTGCTTTTAACATCTCAGGAATTGATTGCCCTGTCTGTATCATTACATAAGCTGCAGAGATTTTAACAGCACAGAAAAGAAAGAAGAAAGTGTATGTAATGAATGGGCGAACAAGAGCTCGAAGTGCGTTGACAAACTTGCCGCCATCAATAGAAGCATCATGAGATCGAAGACTGTCTCCCTCTGCAGAATCAGCTTTAATATTCTCAAGATCCAGTTGGAATTGTGCGCCTTGTTTTGCAGCATCCATTTGTAACTTGGCGATCTCAATGTCATGTTTTAGTTCCTGTTTGCGTTCAAATATTTTAACAATGTTCGGGAGCAAACTTCCGAATATTCCTAGTATGGGTGATAATATTGCTAACATTATTTAGTCTCCGGTACTTTATCAACGCCTGCTAATTTCTCTTGTCCGCGACTCCAGGCAGTAATTCCGAGGACAGTTGCCATAGTAATATGATAGAATCCGCCGCCTTGTAATGTCAAGGGTTGCCATTGATTGCTCACAGTCCCATTACCTGCTACTTGAATTAAACTCCATAGAATGGGGGCAACGATAAAATCAAATATACAAACAAGCATATATTGCCATCCCATCATAGGACGCCATCTTTCTTTAATCCAATCTATTTTTGCCATGATAGTTCCTTATTTGCTGAATAGTGATAGAGCTAAATCATATTTTGCTTTACGTTCATCAAGACCTAATAATCCGCCATTGATAAGTTTTGTCATAGTCGTAATATCTTTTGTATCACAAATAGCGTTCAATTTTCTTGTTGTCCAGAACCAGCAAGCGCTTTCAACTGCACCTTCTTTTGTTCCTAGATAAGTGACAGTTTCATCGAGAGTTCTGTTGATAGTTTTTGCGAAAGCAGTATAATTGTCTTTGCCAGTCAATTGAATGATGCCGCGACCTTTGTATTTCCAACCATCACCTGATGCTTCATTACCATTACCTAAACGATCAGCATAAACTTTGTTTGCAATCTTTTCAGGTTGACGATTATACGGCATTGCCGCTTGTTCACTGATGAAACGCTTAGGCCAGGTTTTCGCAAGACCTGCTGCAGAATAGTTTAGGTTTTCTTGAAGTGTTGTATAGTCAGCACTTTCATGTGCTGTTTGTGCAATAAATGCAGCGACTCTTTCCTTAGTAGTGATTTCATACTTGGGAAGTATTTTAGTAAGTGCAATATGCCATACAGTAACTTCTTTATTACTCTTTAATATTGCTGATAGATCTGCTATT